TAAACCATGTTGGTTGATAGCCAACATAAAATAAGGTGGAAGTGAAATAATTTAAGCAAGACTACGCAGTGATCCCGTTGATCGAAGCTCGTATGAACGACGCTACGAACAGCATGATGGATTCGATGGCTACTGCCCTGTACAACAACACCACTAACACCCAACAGTTCATTGGACTGCCTGGTGCTGTGGATGACGGTACAACGATGGCTACCTACGGTAACATCAACCGCACTTCCAACACTTGGTGGAAATCCAAACTGTATGCGGCTGGCTCGGTTAATCCTACCCGCCAAAACTTGTTGCAGTACATCTCTGGTACTGTTAAAAACTCTGCTGAAGTTCCTACGTTTGGCGTATGCGGCTTTGGTACTTGGACTCTGTTGGCTCAAGACTACGTTGGTCAAGAATCTTATGTTATTACCCCAGGTAAAGGCGTAGGCTTTGACAATGACTCTGATGGCCCACAGTCTGGCTTCCGCGCTTTGATGGTTGCTGGTGTACCGATCTATCCCGATCCTTACTGCCCAGAAGGCACGGTGTACTTGCTCAACAGCAACTACATGTCTATGTACATTCATGAAATGGGTTCGTTTGCCTTTACCGGCTTTGAATCCACTTTGGCTAACTGGCAAGTTGGCTACGTTGGCGCAGTGCTGACGATTGCTGAACTGGTGGTAACGAAGCCAAAAGCCATGACTAAAATCACTGGCTATAACTCTCTCACCATCTAAGGAGTAACACTACATGTCTATTAATTTCATGGGTTCTGGCGTTCGTAGCTCGGTCTACAACGCACTTCCGATTAGCTTGACTTCTGGTCAGCCTTACACCGTTCCTTCTGGACAATGGCAAGTTTTGCTTGGGCCTTACACTGCAATCCAGTGGTATGACCCTGCCTCGCAAGTTTGGCGTAATCTGGAAAACACTACTCAAGTGCCTACTGTTTTGCTGTCTTCTGACGGCACTAACTACCGCATTTTGAATATCACTGGTACTGTTGTTGGCGCTGTTATTACAACTGCTGGTTCTGGTTATACCAATGGTATTTATCTTGCTGGTACTGGTACTGGTACTGCTTCCTCGCCAACTTGCACCTTTACTTCTGGTAGCGGTACTGTGTTGGCAACTGGTAACGTCATTGTTGGTGGTGCTATCAACACTACTGTGACTATTACCAACGGCGGCACTGGCTACACCAAAGCACCTATCTTGCAAATTTCTGCACCTCCTGCCGGTGGCGTTCCCGCTACTGCAACGGCAACCTTGACTGCTGGTGTTATTACCGGCGTTACGGTTACCAACCAGGGCGCTGGATACACTGCTGCACCTACTATCACTGTGGTTAACGCCAACGGTGATACTACTGGTAGCGGAGCAATCTTGACGGTTAATGCAACTTTGTCTGGTTCCGGCACTGTGACTGCAATCACTATCGCCAACAACGGCGCTGGTATGACTGCTGTTCCTACCATCAGCTTTAGCCCTGCATCTACCACCGCAGCAACTGCTGTGATGTGCTTGACCATGACTTCTATCTCTGGTGCTTCTGGTACTGGTTATACGAATGCTGCGGTTGCTCCATTGATTGCAACATCAGGCATTACGGCTGGCACTCCTACACTGACTAATCCTGAGATTAGCACTGGTGTGTTTGTTCCCCGTCCTGCTGTTGGCTTTGCAACCAATACAAGTTCTACTGCTTTCACCGGCACATTAACTGACGGTGGTTTGCATCAAGTAGCTTCTGCAAACGTAGGTTTGCTTAGTTTGGGTGTGGCATTGGGTACAGCCAACTTCACACTGACAACTGCTTTTGGTGGCGCAACCGATCTGGTTTATCTGCAACCCGTCTAAGGAAACATCATGGCCTCTTCAAGAGTTGCAAACAAACTGCCTAGTCAATTTGGTAGCATTCTGCTGGCTGTTGTTCCCTCGTTGAATTTGAATGCGACTGGCGATACGTTCGTTGCATTTGCCGATACTCCAACAAAGTTTCGGATTCGCGCCATTGCAATGACCAATGGTTCGATTAATCCATCGACGGCACGTTTCACAGTTCAAAGCGCCGCATCTGCGGGTGGTACGGCAATCGTTACTTCTGTAACTCCTTCACTATCATCCTCTGCTGTTGTACAAGACTTGAGCATTGCGTCTACAAACGCATATTCTCAAGCCTATGTGTACATCAACGTGGGTACGGCGCAAGGTGCGGCGGCTACGGTTGACCTGTACATTTACGGCGACATTCTGACTGCTTAACATGTGGGTTACAAACAATAGTGAACACGATCTAGAAGACGGATACGATGGCAAGCGATACTTGTTTGCCAAAGGTGTCCCTGTAGAAGTGCCGCCAATTGTTTGTAATCATGTGTTTGGTTACGGAGAAGATAACAAAGAGCCGTTTCTGCGACGGCTTGGATGGATGACTAACAGCACGGAATTGCAAAAAGCCAAAGATCGTTTGGCTTGCTATTCGTTCTCTTCATCCCGTCCCAACCTCCACGTTCTATCCCCCGTGGTTGATGCAAAGCCAGTTCCTGCGCCTAAACAGCGTGGGGCTGGTATTGTTCAAAAAGCCGCATAACATCATGAGGCACGAATGGTACTCTCTGACTACATCACCGAATGCCGGAGATTGCTGCATGATGCTAATGGCAATTTTTACACCGACAGCGAACTAACTGATTACATTAATCAGGGTAGGACTCGCATGGTGCGGGACACCGGCTGTCTGCGTACATACCAGACATCCTCGGTTGTAGCCAACCAAGAAATATTGCTGACAAGCACTTTGCCAAGCGGCTCAAACACGCTTGACATCATCAATTTCAATTTGATCTGGGGCAACACTAGGATAGCGTTGCAGTACATGGCGTTCACCGACTTCAATGCTCGGCTGCGCTACTACCAAAATTACACCGGCAGGCCCATAGCCTATTCGATGTATGGTCAGACAAGCATCTACCTTGGCCCTATTCCAGACCAGACGTACAGCGTGGAGCTAGACACAGTAATCATGCCTACGGCATTGACAAACGCTGCTCCTAACGAAACCATTCCTGAACCATACACCACTCCTGTGGCGTTCTATGCTTGCTACAAAGCCAAGCACAAAGAGCAGGCGTACGGAGAATCTGAGATTTTCAATCAAGAATACAAGAACCAGGTACGGTCGGTTCTGTCTTCTGTATTTACTCGGCGTATCACAACTCCTTACCTGATGGGCTAGACATGGATTCACAGAGCTTCATAAACATGGCAATGGGAGTTGCTGGCTTCTTTGGAGGCTGGACAGTTAATAGTTTGTCTCGTTCTATTAGTAAGATTGAAGACCGCATAGGAAACTTTGTGGCTAAAGATGATTACCGCGAGGACACCAAGCGGATCATGGATATGTTGGACAAGATATTTGATAAGCTGGACAACAAGGTGGATAAGTGAGTTGTGAGATGCTTTCTGGCGTTTGTCTTGTTGGCTACCACGCCTCAACACCCAGTTAAGTATGTATGCGTTAGGTGGTATTGGACTGGAGATGTTTTTGACCGCAAGGTCTATTGCTTAAAGTGGGAGAAGGTTGAACGTGAATGATCGATCCAATTTCCATCAGCGTGGCAATAGCCACGGCTCAGACCGTGGTGGATCAGATCAAGAAGGCGGTGGCGCTGGGGAAGGATGTCAAGAGTTTGTATGGTCAGTTCAGCAGCTTTTACTCGGCAGCAGATCAAGTCCACGCGGCATCAACAAAGGCAAGAATAGCAAGTATTCAAAAGAGCGATTCACAGATAAACGCAGAGGCTCTAAAGATAGCACTGGCATCTAAGGCGCTGAGAGATGATGAACGGTACATAAAAGATTTGCTTTTCATGACTGGCAACGCGCCGGTCTGGGAAGAGATGATGGCAGAGCGAGTGCGGATGCACAAAGAGCGTTCTGAAATGGAAAGGACAATGTTGGAGCAGAAGCAAAAGGACAAAGAAGCTGCGGGTGCTGCCTTAATGAACTTCTTGCTTTTTGTTGCAGCTATTGCGATGATTGTGCCTATTGGCAGTTTGGCTTGGGAATTCTTAATTAAGAGGGGTTGATATGAATTGGTTGTCTCAGATAGCACCTACGATTGCTACCGCTTTTGGTGGCCCACTTGCCGGAATGGCTGTGTCTGCTGTTTCCAAAGCTCTTGGCATTGCCCCAGAAGAAGTCCAGAACGTTATCTCTAGCGGCAAGCTAGACGCTTCCCAGGTAGCTGCCATACAGATGGCAGAGCTAGAACTCAAGAAACAAGCGCAGTCCATGAACTTGGACTTTGCCAAACTGAACGTAGAGGATCGCAAGTCTGCCCGTGACATGCAGATTTCTACCAAGTCTTACATCCCATCTGCCCTGGCTATAGGGGTAACTCTTGGTTTCTTTGGAATACTGGGTGGCTTAATGTACGGCAAGATTGAGCATGCTCCCCAGATTGACATCATGCTTGGCAGCTTGGGAACAGCCTGGACTGGCATCATTGCCTTTTATTTTGGCTCTAGCGCCGGTAGCCAAGCCAAGGATCAACTTCTGCATCAAAGTGAGCCTACTAAATGAACGCCAACTTTGATTTTTGTTTTGATCGGATTATCAAGTCTGAAGGCGGTTATGTCTGGGACAAAGATGATGCCGGTGGTGAAACCAATCTGGGAGTCACCAAGCAGGCATGGTCTGAGTTTTTAAAGCGTCCAATCCAAGATGGCGAGATGAAAAAGTTGACAGTCTCTGATGTCAAGCCGTTTTACAAACAAATGTACTGGGATAGCATCAAGTGTGATGATTTGCCTAGCGGTCTTGATTACGTTGTCTTTGATTTTGGAATTAACGCTGGCACTAAAAAATCTGCCAAGTTTTTGCAACGTGCTGTTGGCGCTGCTGAAGATGGCGTTATTGGCCCAGCAACTCTTGCATTGGTAAAAAATATTGAAGTGCCGTTGTTGATAAATACTTTTACAGAGTTAAAAGAAAACTTCTACAACGCAATTGTTGGAAACAACCCAACGCAAAATAAATTTCTCAAGGGCTGGATGAATCGTGTAGCTAGTGTGCAAACAACGGCTGAATCAATGGTGGCATGATGGCAAGAAAAAAAGGCCCAAATCTTTCTGTTGGTCGCGGAGAAAAACAATCCGTCAAGGCCGGAGGAGGATTGACTGCAAAAGGCAGAGCCAAGTACAACCGAGCAACTGGCTCTAAGTTAAAAGCTCCTCAGAAGTCTGGCCCCCGTCACAAGTCTTTTTGCGCTAGAAGTAAGAGCTGGACAGGTGAGCGTGGCAAGGCTGCCCGGACACGTTGGGGGTGCAGATGAAAACGCCAAAAGCAAAGCGTGGTTTGTACTACAACATCAACAAGCGGCGTAAGGCTGGA